ATGTCGGTGTGGGGGGAAACAACCGACGAGTTCCTTGTTGATCCGATGCCGATGCCGTATGCGTATGGGCAACCATTCGTGATGATTCGCAACTATGACGTTCCCGATTTCTTCTACCCGATAGGTGATTTGGAAGCTATCGAATCGTTGCAGCTTGAACTCGATAAGACTCGTTCACAGTTGATGAACGACCGTAAACGGTATGCCCGCAAGTACTTGTTCCATGAGCGTTCGTTTGGACCTGAGGGCCGTGAAGCCCTCGAGTCGGACGAGGATGGCCGCATGGTGCCTGTTGTCGATGAGAACAAGCCGTTGTCGGATGTTATTATTCCGATGCCGCAGATACCGCTTTCGCCTGAAATCTATGCTTACAGCGAAATCATCGAGAATGACATCAACACGGTGTCGGGAATCTCGGAGTACGCCAGGGGTGCGATGCCTGAGATTCGTCGCACAGCGACGGAGGCGTCGATTATTGCTGATGCCCAGAATGCTAGGGCGTCAGACAAGCTCGCTATTGTGGAGCTGTCGATAGGTTTGATCGGCCGGCGGGTCATCCAGTTGTTGCAGCAGTTCATGACTGGCGAGTTGACGGCCCGTGTGCCGAATGCACCAGCGGACCTGTTTGTGCCGTTTAGTCGTGAAGACATTGTAGGTGAGTACGATTTCAGTGTTGAGGCGGGTTCAACACAGCCGTTGAACGACACGATTCGTAAGCAGCAGGCTGTGTCGCTGCTGAACGCTATGGGTCCGCTTGTAGGCAGTGTTATTGACCCGACAGCGTTGGCTGTTCACGTTCTCAAAACTGGGTTCGACATTAAGGATCCTGAACGGTTCCTGATGCAAACCCAGGCTGGACCGCAGACGGGTGGCCCTGAAGGCCCACCCGTCGCTCCCCCTGGCGCTGATCAGGGACTAACCAGGGCGCCGGCACCCCCCATGCCGCCCCCTGGGGCACCGCTGGAAGGAGCTTTCGCTCCCACTGGCGGGGTTCCTCCCGAGCTGCTAGCGCAGTTACAGAATCAGATGGGGCTTGAACTACCTTCGCTGTAACCCCACGGGATGGGACAGCGCGATTTGTGTTATAGGAGCAACCATATTGGACTCCCCTAGAAGGGACATGAAGTGCCCGAAGAAAACATGGAAACAACGGAATCCGTTTCGGCGGACATCCCAGAAGTTTCATCAGAAGCAACGACAGAGCCTGGGGATGCCTACACCGTCAAGATAGATGGTGCAGAGTCGCAGGTCAGCCTGTCGGAACTTCAAGACGGTTACCAGCGCCAAGCGGATTACACCCGCAAGACGCAGGAACTGGCAGAAGAACGTCAGCGTTTACAACAGGCTGAAGCGATTGCTTCGGCTTTGGAATCCGATCCAGCAGGCACCATTGCGGCGCTTTCGTCGGCTTTCGGCGTAACGGACACCCTACCGGCCACTGAACCGAACTATTCGGACGGTGTCGAGGAGGATCCTACGACGAAGCGGCTAGCGCACCTTGAAGCCCAGATGGAACGGCAGGCGCAGACAAACAGGCAACAGGCTTTAGAGCGCGAAGTTTCTGGCCTCAAAAAGAAGTACGGCGATTTTGATACGTCGGAGCTGTTTCGGCATGCTTTGACGAATCGGATTCCCAACCTGGATGCTGCTTTCACGCACATGAAGTACGGGGAAATGGCTGGCACGGCTGAGAAGCTCCAAAAGGACCAAGACATCACCGACGCTAAACGCGGCGCCATGAAAGTGGCGAGCGGTGGCAGTACCCAGTCGGGTGCTGTCGTGTCGGAGGGTTCCGAGGGGAAACCGTCTTCGTTGAGGGAAGCATTCGCTCTCGCTAAAAAACAACACGGCACCTAAACCTTTAAGGGGGTTTTATCATGGCAGCAGGAAACGCTAACTTTGACGAGATTCTCTCTACCACGCTTAAGAACTACATCCCGAAGCTGACAGACAACATCTTCAGCGCACGGCCGTTGTTCTACGCTTTGACGAATGGTCAGACCATTCGTCGGATCAGTGGTGGAGCGAACATCGTCGTTCCGATTATTTACGGGACAAACTCAACCGCTGGTTCATACAGTGGAACCGACACTATTGACATCACTGCTCAGACAGGCATTTCGGCCGCTGAGTGGTCTTGGAAGCAGTACGCGGCCACTGTAACAATCAACGGCATGGAGGAAGCCAAGAACAACGGTGAAGCACAGATCATTGATCTGCTGGAAGGCAAGATTTTCCAGACGCAGGAAACCATTATCGAGAACATGAACACCATGTTGTTCGGTAACGGTACCGGTAACGGTGGCAAGGACTGGATGGGCCTCGCGGCTCTGGTTGGTCTAGGCAACGATGCTGGTGGTTCGTCACTCGGCGGCATTGATGCCACTGATGCGGATAACTCCTGGTGGCGTTCACAGGTGACCAATCAGGGTGCTGCGGCACTCACGGTCGCCTCGATGGCAACCTTGTACAACAACTGCTCGGTTGGTAACGATCAGCCGACAATCATCATCACGGGCCAGGCCCAGTACGAAGCTTATGAGGCTTTGCTGGACCAGAACATCCGTTACACGGATACTGACATGGCTGACGGTGGCTTCCAGAACCTTCTGTTCAAGGGTGCACCCGTCACGTTCGATGGTGTTCTCGCAGGTGAAGGCAAGCTTTACATGCTTAACACGAAGTACCTCCAGTTGGTGGCTCATAGCGATGTCTGGTTCAAGCCGACACCGTTCGTGCGCCCAACCAACCAGGATGCGGTATTCTCGCAGCTGCTCTGCTACGGCGAGCTGACTACAAGTAACCGTGCCCGTCAGGGCTACATGTACGGCATCCTGCCGGCCTAGTAGCATGGGACGAGAGTTCGCTTACGCTTACAAGTCGGGTGCCCGTGCATACGGGGAACCGTCTGGCGACCATTTTCGGGATTCTTCTCCACGGCCTCAAACCGTTGGATTGTCACGAAGTATCGCTCGGGTGAACCCGATGAGTAGTGAACCTGTCGTCCCAGAACCTGTCAGGTGTAGTTCTCTGACCCGTGATGGGGCGCCCTGCAAGGGGCGTCCTATCACAGGCAGCGAGCTGTGCGTCTTCCATCAGCCTAAGGGGTAGGCGTGGACATTTCGACCATGCGGTCGTATATCCGCTCAGTGGTGGACATCGATACGTCGGATATTTCCGACGATGTAATGAATCGCTTTCTCGGCGAAGCTTACGATGTGATTGTCTATTCGGAGAAGCGGTGGCCTTTCTTCGAGGCCACGACTTCGTTTGAGACCGTGGGGGCACAGAAGGATTACACGGTTGCTGTCGTTGGGGCGGCACTCACAAATGGGTTGCGTGAAATAGCGTCGCTCAGGACCGGCAACCAGGTTCTTGAATACATTGGTCGTGACGACGGTGATGTCATTTACCCACTGGATTCAAACACGACGGGGAACCCGTGGTATTGGTCTTTCTGGGCTGATTCGATTCGCCTCTACCCGACTCCTGGGTCTGGCGCCACAGTTCATGTTCGGGGCTACAAGGCTCCTGCGGCGTTTGGTGCCGGCGTGTCAGACAGCACTGAACCGTCGGATCTACCAACCCCGTTTCACATGGTTCTTGCTACTTACGGGATTGCCCGTGCATATGAGCAGCAGGAAGATCCGACAATGTCGGCGCAATACTTTTCGATCTTCAACCAGGAGCTGGATAATCTTCGTGCCCGTTACGAAGACATGCCTGCTGCACAACCGGTGAGGATCAATAGCCGGTCGGCTTCACGATGGATGTCGCAGTCGTATCTGCCTAGACGGTTGCGGTACGGTTGGGAACTGTAGGTGGCGTCCCCCTCTTGGAATCTTGAAGCCCTTGAGGCTTTCACGGGTGGATTGAATCTTCGTTCCGACCAGTTCAACCTGGGGGAGAACGAATCTCCTGATCTTCTCAATGTTCTTGTTGATCCGCGTGGCGGGATTCGTCAACGCGACGGTGTGGATCGTAGGAACACAACGGCGTTGAGTGCCGATATTCAAGGCATTTGGGCGTTGCACACCGATAGTGGCACTAATCAGGTCATGGTCAACTATGACACGAAGGTTGCCTACAGTTCGACCGCCAACTTTACTGATTTGACAGGGATTACGGCCCGTACAGCAGGGTCGCGCGTGTACGGCGTGACGATGAACAATGTTGCTTACGGCGTGTCTTACGACAAGGTGTGTTTCAGGTGGGATGGTTCCACCGCAGCGGATCTGGGGGTGACGTTCGGGTCGGGCGGCAACATGCCGCAAGCGCAGTACATAGCTGCATGGAATAACTTCACTTGGGTGGCGAATACTTACGAATCGGGGACAGGCCACAAGTACCGTTTGAGGTGGTCGAACGCCAACGATCCTGAAACGTGGACAGCAAGCGACTATGTCGACATCGACAAGGGTGATCACGGCGACTACATCACGGGGTTGTGCCCGATGGGTGACCGCTTGTTGGTGTTCAAGTCGAACAGTGTGCATGCCGTGTTTGGTTTCGATTCTGATTCTTTCCAGGTTGTGACGTTGAGTAACGATGTCGGATCTGTTCCGTTGTCGTCGCCGGTGGCGACACCGTTCGGGGTGTTTTTCTGGTACGCCGATCAGGGCGTCTACATGTACAACCGTGAAGGTTTTGTCTGGGTGTTCGACAAAATCTCGCCGGCTGCGGATGATGGACGCATTTCGTTTACGACGAATCCGCAGCTCGGGTGGGGAAACAACAAGCTGTACGTGTCGGTCGACTGGACTGATGCCGGTGTGACGACCCGTCGGACACTGATTTATGATCCGACGATTCCAGGTGGCGCCTGGATAACTACCGATATTGATGCTGCCGCCATGTATTCGTACCGGCCACCGAATGATTCTTCAACCGTTTACGGGGCGTGTGTCGCCAACACGGGGGTGCTGGTCGATGTTGAGGACGAACAGAACCGTTCTACGGACAGGTATGCGTCTTCGGCGGAAACACACATTTCGTCGTATTTCGTGACACGGTGGGTGTCGGGTAAGAACCCGATTTTGAAGAAGCGGTGGGGTCGGCCTCGTTTGGTGACTTCGGCTGAGGCGACGATTGTGTTGCCTGTTTCGATTTACAAGGATTATGACAAGTCGGCTGCCACCGGCAGCTTCAACGTGAGTATCGAGGGGAAGACATCAACTTCGCTGTGGGACACCGCCAAATGGGATGACGGTGATGACACGTCGCCTTATTGGGCGGCGTGGGATGCGATCTCGCGTGA